ATAAGTTAGCAAATGCCGAAGCAATTACAACGTCGGGGCAGGTTGCAATTCGTTGGATTGAGAATAAAATGAATGTATATTTAAATAAACTTCTTAAAACTAATGATATTGACTATGTTATTGCTTCCGATACTGATAGCATTTATCTTCATATGGGTCCTCTGGTTGAAACTGTATACAAAGGAAGAAAGGAAACTACTGAGAGCATTGTTTCGTTCCTTGATAAGATCTGTAAGGTGGAACTTGAAAAATATATTGAAAGTTGTTATGAAGAACTGGCAGAATATGTAAATGCCTATGCTCAAAAAATGCAAATGAAACGAGAAACTATTGCAGATCGTGGAATTTGGACTGCCAAAAAAAGATATATTCTAAATGCTTGGGATGTTGAGGGTGTTCGTTATGATGAACCTAAACTTAAAATAATGGGTATTGAGGCAGTCAAATCTTCTACACCAGCACCCTGCCGTAAAATGATTAAGGATGCTCTGAAACTGATAATGAGTGGAACAGAGAATGATGTAATTGCTTATATAGATAATTGTCGTAAAATTTTTAATAATCTTTCTCCAGAAGAAATATCTTTTCCTCGTATGGTTTCTGATGTAGATAAACACAACTCCTTATCTAAAAATATTTTATATGGAAAAGGTACTCCAATTCATGCAAGAGGTGCTTTGGTTTATAATTATATAATTAAAGAAAAAAAGTTAGATAAAAAATATGCACGTATACAAAATGGGGAAAAAATTAAATTTTGTTATCTTAAACTTCCAAATCCTATACACGAAAATGTAATTGCATTTATTTCAGAGTTTCCAAAAGAACTTAAACTTGACAAATATATTAATTATGAATTACAATTTGAAAAAGCATTTTTGGATCCTTTAAAATCAATTCTTGATGTAATTGGATGGAAAATCGAACACATCACTAATTTGGAGTCATTTTTTAATTAAAAAATATGAAGGTAAATAAAATGGAAGATTCTGGATTAACATTTCTTAAGGACATAGTAAAAGAGATTGGCGGTGATTATACACAATTGGCATCAGATATTGATGAAACTGAAACGTATGTGGATACTGGTAGTTACATTTTTAACGCTCTTGTATCTGGTAGCATATTTGGTGGTGTTTCTGGTAACAAGATTACTGCAATCGCGGGGGAAACAGGCACTGGGAAAACTTTCTTCAGTCTTGCCGTCGTTAAAAATTTCCTTATCAATAATCCTACTGGATATTGTTTGTATTTTGATACTGAAGCAGCAATCACAAAATCCCTTTTGGAAAGTCGGGGAATTGACACAACTCGCCTGGTGGTTGTCAATGTAGTTACGATTGAAGATTTTCGTAATAAGACATTAAAAGCAGTTGATATGTATCTAAAAAAAACAAAGAGTGAAAGAAGTCCTTGTATATTTGTATTGGACTCCTTGGGAATGCTTTCTACAAATAAAGAAATTACAGATACTCTTGCCGAGAAAGATACTCGTGATATGACAAAGGCACAACTGATTAAGGGTGCATTTCGTATGTTGACACTTAAATTGGGACAGGCAAATATCCCAATGATAGTGACAAATCACACTTATGAAAGTATGAGTCTTTATGGTGGAAAGCAAATGTCGGGCGGATCAGGATTGCAGTACGCTGCATCTACAATCATCTATCTTTCTAAATCAAAAGAAAAGGATGGAACAGAAGTTATAGGAAATATTATTAAAGCAAAAACACAAAAATCAAGATTAAGTAAAGAAAACCAAGAAGTTTCAATTCGTTTATTTTATGATGATCGTGGTCTTGATAAGTATTATGGATTACTTGAACTTGGTGAGCTTGGTGGAATGTGGAAAAATATTGCAGGACGTTATGAAATGGATGGTAAAAAAATATTTGGTAAAGATATACTCAAAGATCCAGAAAAATATTTTAATTCGGAAGTAATGCAGGCATTGGATGAAACTGCACAAAAAGAGTTTAGTTATGGTAAATCTTGATTCATTAATTCATATATATGAGAATGCACTTGAATCTGATGTTTGTGATTTTTTAATTTCTTTATTTGAGGAAGTTCCCGAAAAACAAGAAAGAATTGATAATGAAAGAAAACCAAATTTTACACAATTTAATCTTACAGAAAATTATAAGGTAACAGAAAAAACAGAACAAGTTCATAATTACCTTATACAAAATACAATTAGGTATCGTGATGAATATTACGAAATGATAGGTAGAAAAGTTTTTCCGGAAAAACATGCATTTGAGCAATTTCGTATTAAGCGTTATAATAATGATGGAAAAGACGAATTTAATACTCATGTGGATGTTGTAGACAATTCGACTTCAAGACGATATTTGTCTTTTTTGTGGTATTTAAATGATGTGAACAAAGGTGGAGAGACGAAATTTATTAACAAAACAATCACACCAAAGAAGGGAAATTTATTAGTATTTCCTCCACTTTGGATGTTTCCGCATTCTGGATTAGTTCCTGTGAGTGAACCAAAATACATTGCACACACGTATTTGCATTATAAGTAATGGAAAAAATTGAAACTACAATTCTTCGTAATCTTCTTTTTAATAATGAATATTGTAGAAAGGTTTTACCATTCATTAAAACGCAATATTTCGAAAATTTTCACGAGAAAATAGTTTTTGAAGAAATTTGTAAGTTTATAGTTTCTTATGAAGAACTTGCTACTAAAGAAGTTCTCTTAATTGAAACTGAAAAAAGAACAGATATTACCGAGGATACTTACAAAACTATTTGTGAGTACGTCTCAAAGTTAGACAATCAACACGTTGATTTGGAATGGATAATTGATACTACAGAAAAATGGTGTCGAGATCGTGCAATTTATCTTGCTTTGATGGAAAGCATTAAAATTGCTGATGGGCAAGATGAAAAAAAGAATAGAGATGCAATTCCGAGTATTCTTCAAGAAGCATTAGCAGTTGGTTTCGATAATAATATTGGTCATGACTACTTAAATGACTATGAAAAAAGATTTGATTATTATAATCGAAAGGAAGAAAAATTGCCTTTTGATTTAGAATATTTCAATAAAATTACTGGTGGAGGAACATGTAAAAAAACTTTAAATGTAATTCTTGCTGGACCAAATGTAGGTAAAAGTTTAACACTAACTCATTTTGCTTCTTCTTTTTTACTTCAAGGGAAAAATGTTCTTTATATTACTCTTGAAATGTCGGAAGAAAAAATTGCTCAAAGAATAGATGCTAATTTATTGAATATTAATATTGGAGATATATGTAGTCTTCCTAAATTGATGTTTGAAAATAAAATAAAATCTTTGATGAAAAAAACAATGGGAAGATTGATTATTAAAGAATATCCAACCTCATCTGCCCATTCTGGACACTTTAGAACTTTATTAAGTGAACTTTCATTAAAGCAATCTTTTGTTCCTGATGTGTTATTTGTGGATTATTTGAATATATGTACATCCAGTCGTTATAGTAAAAATTATTCTGCGAACTCTTATACTGTTGTTAAATCTATTTCTGAGGAACTTCGTGGTTTGGCAGTAGAACACAATTTTCCATTATGGACAGCTACTCAACTTACTCGTAGTGGTTATAATAGTTCTGATCCTGATATGTCTGATACTTCAGAATGTATATTTGTTGATGAAATCGTTGAAATGCGGGATGGTAGTAATAAAAAAATTTCTGAAGTGTCTGTCGGCGATCAAATTAAATCTCAAGATAATTATAAAACTATAATGATGGTTCATCATAAGAAAGATAAGGAATGTATCAAGATTACTACTAAAAACGGAAAAAATATTATTGTAAGTAAAGAACATATTTTTCCAACCAATAATGGCAGAAAGTCATTCAATTCTGGTTTATCTGTTGGTGATTGTCTTAATACTAATATATAATTATAAAGTCTATTGTTTTTGGTATATAAATAATAACCAGATACAATAGACTTAATTTATATGAAAAAATATAACAGTTATGCGAATAAATTGGATTGGTTGAAACGTAATAAAAAATTTTCACATTATTTTAACTATGATTTTTTTAATAAAAATACTGGGTATATTGAAGAATATCTTGATTCTATAGATGAAGTTCCAAACAGTTCCCAATTAAGAACTATCGCTTTATTATGTGATTTATCTCTTTTATATGAGAATGATATAGAACAAAAATATGATAAATATAAGTCTGAAAAAAGTGTGAAGAAAAAAATAGAAATTAGATATGGTAAAGATCAACTTAACCTTTATGAAAATAAACTAAAAAATAGACCTAAACCAGTGGTAAACAGTATTTTAAATGTTAAATATTGGTTGGATAAAGGATATACAGAAATAAAAGCAAAAGAAAAAATATCAGAAATACAATCAAATAATTCTAAAAAACGACACGAAAAAACATTTAATTATAAAATACAAAATCCAATCTGTGTTGAGTATTGGAAAAATCTTGGTTTTGGTGATAATAATGAAATCAAAAACTTAAGAAAACCTTATTTAGATAAATGCTCTAATACTTTAAGTAGATATATTGTAAAATATGGTGAAAAGGAGGGTAAAAAAATATTTTATAATGGAGTTAATAAAAGAATAAATACTATGCTTGAAAGGTATGGAACTAAAACAGTCACTACATATGTTTCTAAAGAATCGTTAAAATTTTTAATAAAAATATATAAAGAAATAAGAAAAAATGGAATAAAAAAAGAAGATGTAGTGTGGGGTATTTCTGGAAATAAAGAATTTGTTTTGACTGATAATAAACTCGGAAAAAGTTATTTTTATGATTTTGTGATTAAAAGTAAAAAAATAATTATAGAATATAATAATTTATTTTGGCATTCAAGAAAAAAAGAAGAATGGAAAGGTATTGGAGATTATGATAAAGTATTGGAGTATCAAAAGACAAAAGAAAACCTTGCCATTTCTCGTGGATATGTGGTATATTATGTTTGGAATGATGATGACATTCAAGAAAAAGTAAAGTATTTAAGTGGAGTGGTATTGAATGACGGAACTTGAAGAAAAATGTCTATGCAGGGCAGACAAATTAATTCGATCTGGTTTTAGTGATTTGGATTTATTTGAACTATCTGATTTACTAATTAAGTTAGAAACTGAAAAAAACGAAAAAAATCTTCTATCCGATAAAAGCATTGATTATAACGATGAGGTTGAACTCATAGAAGAATGTGGAATTAAGGAAACTGTGGATATAAGTGTATCTGGGGACAACTTATTTTATTGTAATGGTATTTTAACAAAAAATAGTTTTGGACTTCCTGCTACTGCTGATATGATGATTGGTATGATAAGAACTGAAGAATTAGATCAACTCAATCAAGTAATGTTCAAACAGATTAAAAATCGAGACAATGATGTGTCAATCAATAAAAGATTTGTAATAGGAATTGATAGAGCAAAAATGAGACTTTATGATGTAGAGCAAACAGCACAAGACGATATACTTGACTCTGAAAAAGAAGAAGAGTATAATAATGAAGAAAGAAAATCTAAAAAATCATTTGAGGGGTTTAAGTTTTGATTAATATTCAAAAAGAAAATCTTCCTGGTGGAAGTAACAAAAAAGTTATCAATTCTCAGGAATACATTGAGTTTGTAAAAAAAACTACAAGTAAAGAAAGTAGTGATTTTCCATCTTTACTTTCTCGTTTAGCTGAATTAGAGGTTAATGATGCTGATATTCCTCGTCTTATGACTGCAGCACTTGGAGTTAGTGCCGAGGCAGGAGAACTTGCGGAAATTATTAAAAAAATATTCTTACAAGGAAAACCATATAATGAAGATAATGTTCTTCATATGAAAAAAGAGGCAGGAGATATTTTATGGTATATGTCTCAACTTTGTATTGCTCTTGATACTACATTTGAAGAATTGATGGAAATTAACTATCAAAAATTATCCGCAAGGTATCCAGAAGGAACTTTTTCTGTTTATAAATCAGAAAATAGGGCAAAGGGAGATATTTGATTTAAGGAGGTTTAAAAACCTCCTTTTTTGTATTTGTATAAATATAAAAAATAGGGTATAAATACAATTTCTTATGAAAACATTTCAAATATTTTTAGAAGATGTGAATTCTGTTTATAAGAAAAAAAGAGATGCTGCCGAAATAAAAAAACAAGAAAGAATGCAAGCAATAATAAAAAAAAGAGAAGAATCTGCTCAACAAGATGCTAAAAATCAAGAGTTGGAAGATGAGATAGCACGGAGACTGGAAGCTGAATTGGAAGAAAGAGATAAAAAATCTAAAAAATAAAGTTTTTTAATAAATAACTAAAAACTTTACATAAATGAAGACATTTGCCCAATTTATTAAAGAGGCTATTGAAACTCTTGCATCTACCGAAGCAAAAAATAGAGGTCTTGTATCTGATGGGCATGGAGACTATTATGACAATCAAGGAAATTTAGTAGCAAAAACGATTGGTGGAAAATTAAAATATTTTGGAAGAGGAAATAAAAGTCCAAAAGATATAGAGGTTTCACCACAAGAAAATAAAAAATCACAAACAATATCACCAACATCTACACAAGTTGTAAAAGACGAAGAACAACAACAAGAGAAAATAAAAGGTATTGTAATTTTACTTGGTAGGTTTAATCCACCATCGAAAAATCACGAAGCATTGTTAAAGTCGGGTTATAATCAAGCAACAAGACGAGGATTTGAATATCGCATATATCCAAGTCGTATTCAAGATGGAAGTTTAAATCCTCTTAATCCATCATTAAAGATTTCATATATGAAATCTATGTTTTCCAAATATGAAGATTACATTGTAGATAGTGATGAAATAAGAACAATTTTTGATGCGTTAAGTTCTGTTTATAATGATGGATTTACTGATGTTATAATTGTAGTTGGACAAGATAGATTGGGTGAATTTCAAAGTTTAGCTCATAAGGGAGAAGGACAGAATTATCAATTCAATAATATTGAGGTAATTTCCTCTGGCGTCAAGGATCCAGATAGTGATGTAGAAAGTGCTGGTTCTTCTGCAATGATGAGAACTGCTGCTGCAGTAGGAGATTATGAAAGATTTGCAACAGGACTTCCTGTATCTATGAAAATCGGTGAAAAACAAGAAATGTTTAATACTGTAATGAAATCAATAAAAGTTACCGAAGATACAGAATTATGGAAAATAGCACCAGAACTGGATGTTAATGGATTAAGACAAAATTATAAAAATAATGGATTATTTAAAGTTGGTTCATTAGTTGAAAATCAAAATACTGGATTACAAGGAAGAATACTTCGTCGTGGTTCTAATCATCTCATTTGTGTAACAAAAGAAGGAATAATGTTTAAGAGTTGGTTAAAAGATGTTCGTGAGGTATATGAAATTGGAACTTGCGAGTATAGAGCACATGCACAAGAAATGACTCCGGGACAACCAGTAACTTCTTATACTGACATATTAATTAAACCAACAATGATGAAAAAAAATATAAATATCAGTAGGAAAAAAGTATCTAAAGTAAAATGAAAAACTGGAAAGATATTATAAAGGAAGAAACTGCTGAAGAAAGAAGAAAAAGAATTCGAAGAGAAGGTGAAGAAGCATTAAAGGCTGAAATGGAAAAAAATAAAAAAGAAAAAATACCAAAGGGAAAAACTCCTTATCAAGATTACCTAGAGCGGCAACTTGAGTATAAACAAAAAAAATACGAAGATCAAAAACAAAGAGAAATAGAAAATATAAGACGAAAAAGAGTAGAAGGACCACTACAACAAGCAAAACAATCACTTGGTAGTATTAAAATCACACCAATTTCTGATAGAGATCCATCAGGAACTGCTGCTTCTAAACTTCTTGGAAATGTAGGCTCTACTGCTGTTGGAATTAGTGGTGGTCTATTTCATGGTATAAGAGCACTTGCGGCGGCAAGAAAAAAACCGACATCAAAACAACCAGACATGAGAACAAAAGGAAAATCAGGAAGACCTAAAAAAAATCAACCCGACTCACCATCTCCCGATGAAAATGATGGTGGTGGAACTCCACCAAGAAAACGTCTTCCTCCTTCACCAAAACCAAAAGGACTTCTTCCACCAGAAAAGACAAGAAAACGTCTTCCTTCTTCACCAGAACCAAAAGGACTTCTTCCACCAGAAAAGACAAGAAAACGTCTTCCTTCTTCACCAGAACCAAAAGGACTTCTTCCACCAGCAAACACAACGGAAGGATATTCAAATTGGAGAGAAGAACTTCTTATAGAAATAGATGTCCCTAAAACAAAAAATAAACCTATTGATGTGATGAAGCGAGGAGAAAAAAATACAATTATATTAAATCCGGATAATAAAAAAGTGTATGAAGCATCTGCTGCATGGCAAAGAAAGGAAGGAAAAAATCCCACAGGAGGATTGAATGCAAAAGGAATTGCTTCTTATCGCAAACAAAATCCAGGATCTAAACTTTCTATGGCAGTTACAACTCCACCTTCAAAACTAAAACCAGGTTCTAAGTCCGCAAAACGTAGAAAATCATTCTGTGCTCGTATGGGAGGAATGCCTGGACCTATGAAAGATGAAAAAGGTCGTCCTACTAGAAAAGCATTAGCACTAAGAAAATGGAATTGCTGAAATATAATAAAATTATTGAGAATTTATAATTTGATAAATAATCTAGGACATTAAAATTGGAGAAAAAAAATGAAGTTTTTAGTTTCAATTGTAAAACCTATTATTCTTCAAGCTGCACAATCACGTCAAGTTAAAGAACTTGTGATTCAATTGATGGAGAAGTATGTAAAGGCAACTGATAATGATATTGATAATATAATTTTTGCAACAGTCAAAACAGCACTTCTCAAGTGATTTCTATGTTATCTTGTATATTTTATAATTATGGATTTACTCTTTTTTTAGCACTTTGTCTTGCTATTTCGGAGTGGTTGGGCGGAAATAAAAAAATAAAAGAAAATTCAATATATCAAGTTTTAAATTCATTTTTAAAATATAGTTTAAATAAAAAAAATAATTAGATTAACGGGGAGGCACTCCCCATTTTTTATAAATAAGTTTAGGAAAAAAATTAACGAGAAAGCACATGGCACTTTGGGGTATTTCTACTAATGCTGAAACCTCAGCAAATAATTATGCAATTCCCAAATATTTGGGGAATTATTCCGTTGCTAGTGGTATGTTTGAAGCAACTGATAGAACTAGAAGTCCTTATAATTGTTTTGCCGATAATCGTGGGTGGATTTATAGAAATTATGGAACTGTAATGCACTCTGGACTTTCTACCTCCTATTGTGATGAAATTTTGATTCCTGTTGCTGGATTAAATACCGCAGGTGCTGGATCTAATACTACTGGATTGGGACAAGCAACTCCAGTTGCAGTATTTTTTGAGGATCCAAATTTAGCATCACCAATTTCCATTGGTGCAGGTGGAACGACTGGAATTGGAACAGGAAGAACTGGATATGTTCATGTTGTTTGGAATGAAGCAGTTTATTGTTCTGCTGGTGCGACTGTTTTAATTACTCCTTCTACTGGAACAAATATTGTTGCAACTGCATCTTCTTCTGGTTCTCCCGTTTCAGTTAATATTCCTGGAGTTGGTCAAACTATAATTACTTTTAATGGACAAGTTACTAATAGAGTTGCTTTTACATTTACTGTCCCAAATACTGGAATTGGAACTGTCTTAAGAATTTCTACTTCAAATGGAGTAGTTGGAACAATTACTGATTTTTCTGGTGGTGGTGCAGTGGATAAAGTGATTAATGGACTTGTAAAAAATGTTGCTGGTGCCGGAACAACTTCTGATGTTGGTATTGGAGTTACTACTTTAACAATTCAAGCATAATATGAGATTTGATGAGTTGAATGAAGACAATTATATAATTTTTGCGATAAAAAATTATGAAAATCCTCAAGCAATCACGCAAGATGATTTTTTTGAAGATATGAAAAGATTTAAATGGATTAAAAGACTTCTAAACAAATACAAAAATACAGGTGAATTAAACACACATTTAATTGTGAATCATTTTACTATTCTTTATAATGTATTTGGTGAAGCAACAACTCCTTTATTATTTTTTAAAATTAATAAAGAACTTTGGAGTATTTTAAAAACTTTTGTTTTATATTTTGGTAGACTTCCAGATTACCCAAAAACATCAATACACGATATACCAATTGATATTGAATGTCTTAAAATCTTAAATTCAATCTAATGAAAGAAAATACTTTAATAAAAATTATTAATACTGTTCGTATTCTCCGTGAAGATGGGATGTTGCCTACTAACAATACTTCTAATGGAAATATTGCAGGACTTCCTCCAGATCAACCTCCAGTAGATTTAAGGAAAAAAAACTACAGTAAACTTCCATTTTTTTACAAAAACATCTTTAGAAGAAAGAAAAATGTTTAACCAAAAAGAATCATCAACTAGCACTAAAGTTGCAGTTCTTGAAGAAAAGGTTTCTATTTATGAACAGATGCTAAAAAAAATTGAGGATGCAATTTACGCAATCAGTGAAACAAGTCAGGGTATATCAAAAATGCTTGCCATTCATGAAGAAAAATTAGAGCAGTCGGTGAGGTCTGATGAAGTAATTATTAAAATGATTGATGAAATAAAAAAACAAAACACTTTGGATCATCAACTTGTTATTAAAAGAATAGAAGTAATTGAAAAAACTGTAATTGAATTATCAAAATTTAAATGGCAAGCTCTTGCATTAACTGGATCTGCAGTTGTAATTGTTGGGTTGATTATTCCTTTCGTTGACAATATGGTTCAAGTTCCTTATAATGAAGGAAATAGCCAAGTCCAAATTAAAAAATGAGTTTTATTGATGAAAAATATATTCTGTTAGTTTCTTCTAGGCTTCAAAAATTTACAAGAAAAAAAGCAGGACTTTATAATTTTCGTTGTAATTATTGTGGAGATTCCGAAAAACAAAAAAATAAAGCACGAGGGTACTTATATCAAATAAAAAATGATTATAATTATAAATGCCATAATTGTGGAACGTCAAGAACTCTTACTAATTTTTTGAAAGATATTGATAATATTCTTTATGATCAATATATAATGGAAAGATATAAAAATGGCATTACCGGTAGAAAAACTAATACACCAGAACCACAATTTAAATTCAAAAAACCATCTTTTAGTAAAAAAATATTTAATCTTCCTACAATTCTAGAATTAGATAAAAGTCATTTTGCGAGAGAGTATTTAGAAAAAAGACAAATACCAGAAAAAAGTTTGAATGATTTATATTATTGTGAAAATTTTAAAGAATGGACCAATACACAAAAACTAACTTTCAAGTCAACTCAGTATGATGAACCAAGAATTATTATTCCATTAATTAAGGATAGTCAAATTTTTGGTTATCAGGGTCGCAGTTTAAAAAAATCATCTAAAGTTAAATATATTACAATTATTTTAGATGAAGAGCAACCTAAAATATTTGGTTGGGATAAAATTGATTGGGATAAAAAAGTTTATATTGTTGAAGGTCCTTTTGATAGTATGTTTTTAAATAACTCAATTGCAATGGTTGGAGCTGATATAGATTATATGTTTTTTAAAAATAAACCTGATGTTGAGTTTGTTATGATTTATGATAATGAAAGAAGAAATAAAGAAATTGTCAACCGAATTGAAAAAACCATTAATAGTGGTAACAAGGTACTTATTTGGCCTCCTAACGTTATAAGTAAGGATATTAATGAATTAATATTAGATGGTATGACTGAAAATGAAATAATGGAAATTATTGAAAATAATACTTACTTTGGTGCAATTGCTAAATTAAAATTAAATCAATGGAAGAGATGTTGATGTATTTGGGATACATTTGAGATGGTGTTTTGATATGATACTTTCTTGACTTGATGTTCAGTGTATAATAGAATCAAATACATATCTTGGTTTAAAAGAAAAAATAAAATTAATTAGATGGGAACTAGTATGAGTAACGGAACAAAGGTAACAAAAAGAAGTGGAAAGAAAGAAGATTTGGATCTTGATAAACTTCATATAATGGTAGAAGAAGCCTGTAAAGATATATCAGGAGTGTCTGCATCTCAAGTTGAGATACAATCTGGAATTCAATTTTATGACGGAATTAGTACCGAAGAAATACAAGAAATATTAATTCGTTCCGCCTCAGATTTGATTGACCTTGAGAATCCAAATTATCAATATGTTGCAGCAAGATTACTTTTATTTTCAATTCGTAAATCTTTATATGGAAAACTTCAAGAACATCCAAACTTTTTGACTCATATTAAGTTTTGTGTGAATATTAATGTATATGATTCTGAAATTTTAAAATTATATACAGAAGATGAACTTAATAAACTTGAATGTTATATTAAACACAGTAGGGATTATCTTTTTACTTATGCTGGATTGAGACAAGTGGTGGATAAGTACTTGGTTCAAGATCGTAGCACGGGTAAAGTATATGAAACTCCTCAGTTTATGTACATGATGATTGCTGCTACAATTTTTTCTAAATATCCTAAGGATACAAGATTGGATTACGTTCGTAGGTATTACAATGCAATATCAAAACACAGAATCAACATTCCCACTCCCATTATGGCAGGAGTGCGAACACCACTTCGTCAATTTGCATCTTGTGTTCTGGTTGATGTTGATGACACCCTCGATAGCATCTTTAGTAGTGATATGGCTATTGGCAGATATGTCGCACAAAGAGCTGGTATCGGTATTAATGCAGGTAGAATCCGGGGCATCAATAGCAAAATCAGAGGGGGAGAAGTTACTCATACGGGGGTTATCCCATTCCTCAAAAAGTTTGAATCAACTGTTAGATGTTGTACACAAAACGGGATTCGTGGTGGAAGTGCTACGGTCCACTTTCCAATCTGGCATCAAGAAATAGAAGATATTATTGTCCTTAAGAATAATAAAGGATCCGAGGATAATCGTGTCCGTAAACTTGATTATTCAATTCAAATCAGTAAATTATTTTATGAAAGATTTATTCAAGATGGTGAGATTACGCTTTTCTCCCCACATGATGTACCTGGACTTTATGATTCTTTCGGAACAACTGAGTTTGATTCTCTTTATGTTTCATATGAAAATAATTCGTCCATCCCGAAAAAAGTTGTTAAGGCACAAGAACTCATTCTTAATCTTCTCAAAGAACGTGCGGAAACAGGTCGCATCTATATTATGAATATAGATCATTGTAACACTCATAGTTCTTTTAAGGATAAGGTGAATATGTCTAATCTTTGTGCCGAAATTACTCTTCCGACTAAACCACTGGAACACATTGATGACCAAAATGCAGAAATTGCACTTTGCATTTTGTCTGCAATTAATGTAGGTAAAGTAAAAGATGATGAAGAATTTCAAGAACTTTGTGATTTATCAGTTCGTAGTCTTGAAGAATTAATCGACTATCAAGAGTATCCTGTAATTGCCGCAGAAAAGTCTACAAAGGCACGTAGATCTCTTGGAATTGGATTTATTGGTCTTGCGCATTATCTTGCAAAACTTGGATTTAACTATGATTCACAAGAAGCATGGGATGCTGTTCATGGACTTTCAGAATCTTTTCAATACTTCTTACTTAAATCTTCAAATCAAATTGCAAAAGAAAAAGGTCCATGTTCTTTATTCGCAAATACCAAATACGCTGATGGTGTTTTGCCCATTGATACCTATAAAAAAGATGTAGATGAGATTTCCAACATTCCCTTTCAGCATAATTGGGAAGAATTGAGGATGTTTATTCAAAAATATGGTCTTCGTCATTCTACATTATCTGCACAGATGCCAAGTGAATCTAGTTCAGTTGTATCAAATGCAACAAATGGTATTGAACCTCCTCGTGGATATTTGTCTGTAAAGCAATCTAAAAAGGGACCACTCAAACAGATTGTTCCACAATATGCAACTTTGAAAAATAACTATACACTTCTTTGGGATATGTCCAGTAATAGGGGCTATATTAATGTTGTTGCTGTTATGCAAAAGTTTTTTGATCAAGCAATTAGTGGAAATTGGAGTTATAATCCAGAAAATTATTCAGATAATGAAGTTCCTGTGAGTGTTATGGCAAAAGATATGCTTACTTGTTTTAAATTTGGACATAAAACAGCGTATTATCAAAACACTTATGATGGAAAAACTGATGAAGCAAAAGAAGAAAAGGTAAATAGTATTGATGAATTAGTAAATGAAATTTTAAGTTCAAAGGGAGAAGAGGATTGTGAAAGTTGTAAAATTTAAAGTTCAATCGCAAAAACAAAAAATGTTCGAAGGAATTACCGTCTTTAACACTAATGACGTTGATTCCAAAAAACAACCAATGTTTTTTGGGAAACCACTTGGTATTCAAAGATATGATTCCTATAAATATCCAGTTTTCGATAAACTTACACAACAACAACTTGGATTTTTTTGGAGACCAGAAGAGGTCTCTTTACAAAAAGATCGTGCAGATTATCAAACTTTAAGATTAGAACAAAAACATATTTTTACTTCTAACTTGAAGTATCAAATTATGCTTGATAGTGTTCAAGGAAGAGGTCCTGGAATGGCATTTCTTCCATATTGTTCACTTCCAGAATTAGAAGCGTGTATGACAGCATGGCAATTTATGGAAATGATCCATTCACGTTCTTATACTTATATTATTAAAAATGTGTATGCAGATCCATCAGAAGTTTTTGATGCTATTTTAAATAATGAAAAGATTTTAGAAAGAGCATCATCAGTTACAAGTGCTTATGATGATTTTATAAATTCAGCATATTCATATGGTTCTTCAAATGATTGGACTTTTGCAAATGAAGGAGTTCCTTATGGTGCTGATGTAAGAAAAGAATTAAAAAGAAAACTCTATCGTGCAATCGCAAATGTCAACATTCTCGAAGGTATCAGGTTTTATGTCTCGTTCGCTTGCAGCTTTGCGTTTGGTGAACTCAAACTTATGGAAGGATCCGCTAAAATTATCTCTCTCATCTCACGAGACGAAAATCAGCATCTTGTCATTACTCAAAACATCCTCAATAAGTGGCGTGAAGGAGATGATTCAGAGATGCAAAAAATTGCCAAAGAAGAGGAAGAATGGGTAAGGTACGCATTTAAAACTTGTGTAGATGAAGAAAAAATGTGGGCAAAATATCTTTTTTGTGATGGTTCTATGATTGGATTGAATGATAAGTTATTAAATAATTATGTAGAGTGGATTGCAAATCGTCGTATGAAAGCAATTGGAATGAAACCTGAGTATGATATTGCTGCTAAAAATAATCCTTTACCTTGGACAGAACATTGGATTAATTCAAAATCAGTTCAAGTAGCTCCACAAGAAACAGAAAATTCTTCATATTTAGTTGGTGGAATTAAACAAGATTTGAAAAATAATGCTTTTTCTGGTTTTAAACTATAAAAATTAGAGGCAGTAATGCCTTTTTTTTATAAATACTTTTAAAACTTAGGAATATTATGTCTAGACTTTATATCGAAGGACGAGCATCTGAACATCCTGATGTTGCTGGACAAACAGAGTTTCAAAAAAAGGCAGACGAAGAATTAACAAGAAGAAGAAAGGAGAGATTAAAAAAAACAGGTCCACAACTTCCAAGTTTTTTAAAGAAGGAAGAGTATGTAGTAGAAAGAGAAATGACTTCCACTGAAAAAAAAGAAGAAACAGAACTTAAGAAAAAGTATGATGATAGTGGAATGAAAGCAAGTATGATTAAGCAATATGGACCAAAAAAAGGAAAACAAGTTTATTTTGCTACGATTCGTAAGCAAGCAATGAAAGAAGCTTTAGTTGATTATGGTTTTGCCAAAACTTATGAGGATGCGGAAGCAATGTATGAAGCATTTAGTGAAGATTTTAAAAATTCATTAATTGAGGAATATATTGAAGAGAAGGCAAGAGGAACTAGAAGAAAAACAACGGCACATATGTACGATATGGATGAGACCTTATTTGGTCACGATCACTCAAAGGTTAAAGTTCATATTCACGATAAAGACGGAAATACAATAAAGACTTTAAGTAATCAAGAATTTAATGATCATAAGTTCTCTGATGAAGAAAAAGAATCAGGTCATCATTATAATTTTGATGAGTTTAGAAGTTCAAAAGTTTTTGGAAAATCAGCAAAACCTTTGAAAAAAATGATTAAACACTTGAATAGACAAAAAGCACGAGGTTATGATACTCATATTGTGACGGCTCGTAGCGATATGGACAATCAACCCGCATTTGCAAAATATCTTCTCAAGTATGGTATTCAAATTAATCCTAATACAACTGGTAGTGGTCACACACACGTTCATCGTACAGGTAATCTTGAAGGTAGTGATGTAGGAGTAAAGAAAAGAGATACACTTGAAAGATTATCAAAAGAACGCGGATATAAAAAAATTCATATGTATGATGATGCCAAAAAGGTACTCAATGCAGTTCAAAACACTCCAGGAGTTGAAGTTAAAACGCATATGGTAAAACCAAGAGGGGAGTCTGATGAAGTACGAGCAAGGTCTTTTAGAGCAACCGAAACACAACAAAAACCAACAATTAAAGCAGATTTTGAGATGTGGGTAGATGGACTTTTAAATGAAGGTTATGATTTATCTGATTATACTTGGGACGAACTTGCTGAATACTTTACAGAAAAAATTGCTGATGTTAAACCATATCTTTTTAAATTTACTAATAATTCTGAAAAAATAAAAAAAGAAGAAGTAGATATAAGTCTTTATGAGTATTGGAAAAAGTCCATTAAATAATATAGTTTTTATAAATAACTAAAAAGTATTTTTAAAAAAATGAATAGTAAACA